CCGCATCGGCCTGCGCCTTCCCCACCGCCCATTGCAGCGCGGCTATGGCATCGTTCGGGTGCATGTCCATCTCTCTCTCCGTCTCTCGTGTGGGTGGGGCTGGCTGCGGGGTTATGCGGCCTGGCCCAAGGCTTCGCGCAACCACGTCGGCGCGCGCTTCATGTTTGTCTGCGGGGCTGCGGCCGCCTCAACGACCGCCACCTCGTCAAACTCGTGCCCCGTGATCGACGGGTACTTGTCGGTTTCATCGACCGTGATCCGCGCGGGCTTTGGCAAGCTCCACGCGAGCGGCAGGGCTTCTTCCACAGACCTCGGCGGCTGGCCGGCGGCTCGGGCCATCCACCACCGCAGCGCTTTCGCGTGCGCCAGGCCGTTGTGCTCCAGGCAGACCCACTCGCTGAAGCGGCGCAGGCCGCATTGGTAGGTCACGCGCAGGCTCGGCACCTTGCCCGGCTTCGCGTGGCGCTCGTACTTGACCGACTGCACCGCGTGCACCGTGACGGCGCGCTCGCGATCGGTCGACAGAACGGGCGCGTCGACAGGCCGATCCAGGTGCGCCGGATCCAGCGACGCGAACGAGTGCCCGCACTCCGGGCAGACCCGCACGCCGAACGCGAGCAGCGCTGAGCAAGCGGGGCACTCCTTCGCCTTTGCGGTCACGACTGCAGCCGCCTTGCCGGGGCGCGCGCCACGCACGCGGATGGCGTCGACGGGGCCGTGCTCCAGCATGTTGCCGGCGTAGTCGAGCACGAGGCAGTCGGCCTTGCCGTCGGCCAACCGAAAGCCGCGACCAACTTGTTGATAGTAAAGACCGGGCGATTTGGTCGGGCGCAGCATCGCAACGCAGTCGATGTGCGGTGCGTCAAAGCCTTCCGACAGCACGTTGACGTTGACCATCGCGCGCAGGGTTCCGGCTTGGAAGCCGGCCAGCAGACGCGCGCGCTCGGCCTTGGCGGTGCCGCCATGCACGAGCCCCGCGGCGATGCCTCGGCCGACCAGCGCGTCGCGCACGTGTTCGGCGTGGGCCACGTTGACGCAGAACACGATCCACGCGCGGCGATCGGCGGCCCGCGCGCACAGGTCGTCAACCGTCCGCTCGACAAGGCCCGCGTCATCCATCGCCGCGGCGAGCTGCGTCTCGTCGAACTCGCCCCGCTTGATCGCCACCCGCGACAGGTCAGGGCGCTCGCCCGCCCGGCTGACCAGCGGGCTCAGATAGCCGGCATCGATCAGGTCGGGGATGCGCGCCTCGTAGGCGATCTCGGTTAACACGTTGCCCGGGCCGCACACCGGCACAGCCTGGCCCTTGAGCCGATACGGCGTCGCGGTCAGCCCGACGACGCGCAGAGCGGGGTTGAGCCGGCGGCAGTCTGCGATGAATTGCAGGTAGCGGCCCTCGCCTTCCAGCGGGATCCGGTGCGCTTCATCGATCAGCAGCAGGTCGAACTTGCCGAACACGGGCGCGCGCGAGGCGACTGATTGGATCTGCAGAAACAGCACGGGGTCGAAGCGATCGCGCCGGCCGAGGCCGGCCGAGTAAATGCCCATCGGCAGGTGCGGCGCGTAGGCGCGGAACTTCGCGGCATTCTGCTCAACGAGCTCCTGCACGTGCGCAAGGATGCCGACGCGGCCACCCCATTCGCGGACAGCAGCCTCCGCAATCGCGGCCATCAGCGGCGACTTACCTGCGCCGGTCGGCAGCACCAGGGCGGGGTTGCCTTCGCGGTAGCGGAGGAAGTCCCACAGGGCCGCGAGGGCGTCGGATTGGTAGGGGCGGAGTTGCATCAGGCGCTCCGCTTACCCTCGAACGACAACACCTTCGCGCTGTGGTCGGACATGGGCGGCGCTTCGATCACGCTGGCGATGCGGCCGGTCTCGTCATACAGGCGAATCGCGTCCAGTTCGGTCTTGACCGCGCCGATGTAGGTTCCGGCGACCAGCGCCGTCGCCTTGGCGCGTTCGATCGTGTTCGCGTCGGCGTCCGGGTCGCCCAACGCCTCAAGCATCGCGACCAGGTGATTGCGGACGTCCCCCATCTTGTTCTTCATGCCTTTGCCCTGCTGTTGATCTTTCGGTTGAGCGCGCCCTTGAGCTGGATCAGCACGTTGACCTCGGGCGGGTAGCGGGTATGTCTGCTGTTGCGGCGCATGTTCTCGGCATGCGTGACCACTTCCAGTAGGTCTGCCGTGATGCGCGAGGTGTCGAGCGTCTTCTTGCCAGCGCGGAACACGCAGATGTGACCGGACGGAACCGGGCCGTGCGCGGCCTCCCACACCAGCACATGGACCGGCCGCCAGCGGGCCGCCGGATAGATCGACTGGTCGTCGCTCACCTTGCGGATCACCACGCCGCGCTTCGTGTCCAGGCGTTCGGCCCCGACCGGCTGGTAATTGCGGGCTTCGCTCGCCGGGCGGCCCTTCTTGAACATCGTGGGCGCGCACTTGGCGCGCACGTGGGCCGACATCGGCTTGCCCTTGTTCGGCGGCTCCTGCCCAGGCTTGAAACGGTGCTCGATCCCCGCGACATGCTGGCCGTTGAAGCGGTACGCATCGCGCGCCAGATACTCAGCATCCTTCGACAGGCCAAGCACTTCCGCGCGCTGCGCGACGCTGCTCGGCGTGCGGTCGATCATCGCCGCGACCTTGTGCGTGGCCGTGGTCGGGAACAGGCGGCGAATGATCTCGTCCTCTTCCGGCTGGTAGGGGATGCGCCTCACGCCGCCACCTTCTCGTCCGTGATCCGCCCGGCGTACTCGCCGCGAATACGCATGAAGTCCTCGTGCCGGATCAGCGCCGGCGAGGCGGCGACGAGCTCGCGGCTCGTGAAAGAGGTAAGACCCCAAGGCCCATTGCGGAACTCCAGGCCATCCTCGGCGCGGTACGCAACCCAGCCCTCGTTTTCCGAGGCATCCTCGACTGCACCCCAGCGCGCCAGCAGTGCCGGAATGTACAAATGGCTCTCACAGCCGGCGCGCTGCGCGTCGAGCGGAATATCCGCGCCCCACTTCGCGCACGACCAGCGGCCGTCACCATCAGGTTCAGGCGTCGCGTGCAGGCAAGTCCTGCAACTCACGGCGGGCAACAGCGCGGTATGGCACACGGCCGAAGCCGGGCAGAACTTGCACTTGAAGAATGCCGCGTCCTCGCTGATTCGCGGCAGCGGCTCGGCGGCATAGATGACGCGCTCGGCCTTCGCTTCCAGCTGTTCGCCTGCAGCTGTATCCACACGGATACGCTCGGCGTAGAGCTCGTCGGTGTCCTTGTTGACGGCGAGATACAGGGCGCGCTCGAGGTTCGCCCAGCGCATGTAAATCTGCATCTGCGCGAAGTGTTCGGGCTTGGCCGCGGCGACGCCTTTCTTGACGAGGTCAGCGAACGACCTCGCGTTGTGCGTTTTCATTTCGACCAGGTGATACGTTTTCGGTGCTTCGAGCACACCGACCGCCACGGCATCGATGCCGCCTGCTGCGTGGCCGCCGACCGACTTGAACCGGAACTGTTGCCCGGTCGTCGGATCCACGTCGTGGACGGTGCAGCCGATGGCGCGCAGTTCCTGCACGAAAACGGCCTCTTCGCGCTGGCCGCGGTCGAATAGGCGGCGCATGCGGCCATCGAAGGCCTCGCCACCGGTGGCCCAGCGAAAGCCGTACCAAAGCTGCCGCTCGCACTCGCGCCCCAACACGGAGCCGCCGAGGTACGCGCGCGGCTGGTCAAGCTGTCCTGCCCAGTAGGCATAGATCGCTTCGACGGTCTGGCTTTTCGGTGCAGGCAGGGCGGCCATTCTTTTCTCGGTAGGTTGCGGCGGCCGCTCGTGGGGAGCACGGGGCCGCCTTGTGTGGAAGTGCCGGTGAGTCGTCTACACCGCCGGCGCGGCGAAGGAGGACGGCCCGAAGGCCAGACGCGACTCTCGCCTCGTGTTGGTCAGGCGGCCTTGCTGCCGGCCCAGGTGGGGCGGCTAGAAGGGGATGCAGGCGTCGCAGCCGCCGCAGCTGCAAACGGCGCCGACGCGTTTCCCGAGGCCACGACACCCTCGGCCTTCTTCCAGGCCTTGATCTCGTTTTCCTCGTACTGGCGCGCCTGGCCCTTCTTGCTGCCGTAGGCGTAGGTGCTGCCGACCGGGTAATACTCGACGCGGATGATGTGCGGCTTGTAGTGGAAGTCCTGCGTGTCGTTCGGGTTCAGCACGCCGGTCGCTTCGCGCAGCGACGCCATCTGCCGCTGGCCGATGGACTGCGCCGTCTCGTTCGTGTGCGTGAGCGTGAGGTTCGCCCAGAGCTTGCGGCCCTTGTTGTCGCCGTCCATCGCCTCGTACACGAGCTCGGCGTATTCGCCGGTGTTGTTCTTGTTGGCCTTCACGTCGGATTCGACGATCTGCACCAGGTATTCGCCGGTCGGCCACTTGCCGAGTTCCTTCTGCGCTTCGGCGTTCGGGTCGTACTTGTTGGTCAGGTTGCCCATGTTGGTTCCTTTGGTGTGGTGGAGCGGGGAGGGGTGGGGTGGCGACGGGAATCGAACCCGCATTTGCCGGACGTGCGCCCGGCGTCGAGCACCAACTCGACCTCGCCGCCCCGTAGATCAGGCCGCCTTTGCTTCCGGGGACGCCGGAGCCATCGCGTCGACGAACGCCTGCCAGGACAGCGGCAGCACGTCGGGCAGGTTGTAGCGGTTGCCGGCGATGAAGCTGGCCTTGGCGTTGCAGTTGACGATGCGGCGGCCGGTCGAGATACCGCGGGTACGGCTGTTGAAGCCGTTGGTTTCCTTCTTGATCGCGGTCTCTTCCTGCGCGTACAGGATCGCGTCGGCCCACTCGACGATCAGGCCCAGCGCACCCTTCTGCATCTTCAGCTCGAAGCGGTCGAAACCTTCGCTGTCCGGCGCTTCGAAGCGCTTCACCGCCGAGTGCGCGATCAGAATCACGGCCATCTGGCGCTCGATGCGCAGCGTGTTGAGCTTGTCGAGGAAGTCGCGCCACACGGCGTTGGCCTCGATGTAGCCCTTGCCGTAGCCCGGCTGCTCGATGCTGGCCCAGCCGTTCTTCTTGCACACGTGCGCCCAGATCAGCGGCTCCAGCCAGTCCGTCGAGTCGACAACGACCGTGCCGAAGTCGTGCGGCTCCTTGTAGAGCGAGGCCAGCGCCTGGTCGACTTCCTCGTAGCTGCGCAGCGGCGCGCCGCCGTTGAAGGCGTCGACCTCGAGGCCCGACAGTCCGTCCTCGAGCGGCAGGAAGATCGGCTTGAACGCATTGGCCGCGAACGTGCTCTTGCCGATCTTCTGCGCGCCATGGATCACGACACGCGGCGGCAGGGCGTTGCGGGTGGTTTTGCTGATTGAAGCGAGGGAGATGGCCATGTCAGTTCTCGGCAAAAATGGAAAGGACGAGCAAAACGATTGCAGTGATCAGAGTCAGGACGATTCCGGCAATGACGCCGAGCCAGAACATCACGCCACCATCCTTTCCGCCCCGACGAACTCGACCCGCACTCCGGTCTTGCCGGGCGTCGCCGTCAACGCCTGGGCCAGGACGGCGTAGGTCTCCGGCTCGTTGTTGCGCAGGTACGTGAGCCCCGCCTTGATCGGCTCGGGCTTGTAGCGCACGCACTGGTCGAACAGCGCGGCCGGCACCTGCTCGCGCAGCGACGCCAACGCGGCCTCGTCGAACTTGCGATTGATCACGCCGGTGGTGATCACCTTCCACTCGCGCCCCATCGTGCGCTGGTCGCCTTCTTCCTTCGCGCCGACCAGTTCGATCAGGCGCTGCTCGGTGGCGATCCGGCGGGCGGTGGCTTGGGCTTCTTCGATCTTTTCGGCTTGCAGCTGCGCTGCAAGGAGGTCGATGTCGTTCTGGGTCATGGCTGTTCCTCGAAATCAAAAGCACGCGCATCGGCGCACTGTTCTTGGGCGTAGCGCTCGGCCTTGCTCAGGCCGAACACGGCATTGGCGAACTGGACGGGCTGGTAGCGGCGGAAGGCCTGCACGCGCTCGTCATTGCTCGGCACGTGCGGCACATGGCGGTTGCCGTCGACGCGAGCGAGGGAAAGTCGGGCAAGGCTGCTCATCGCGCACCTGCGCTGTAGTTGGGGAGGGATGGGGTGGTCATGGCTTCGACGCCGCCGTGGTCACGCTCAGCAGCGTTCTTGGCTGAGGCGCGGTCAATGAAGCTGCGGCCCTTGTAGGTGTAGTCGCCGTGCCCGGCGCGGACGCTGGCAAGAATCTCGCCTTTGTCATCGACAAGAGCGTCAATCCCATATGCCTGCGCGATCCACTTATTGCTCATGGTTCATTTCCTTTCCAGTAAGAGAAACCGCCGTGGAGCTTCCAGTGCGTTTGGGCCAGCGGCGGGTGGGGAGGGGTTATTCGTAGTCGTCCGCAAGTTCGCGGCACAGGCGCAGCAGGCTC